AATGGAAAGGAAAGTCAAATGGAAGAATACATAGAAAATGACGAAGAAGGAAATATTTTTGAGTTGATACAAGAAGAATGCTATTACGATGATGAATGGAGGGAAGAAAATGGAATCGACTAAATATGAAGATATAATAGCTAGATACCAGGATACACAGTTAATGCACGCAGAAACAATCTTAGAGGAAGAAGAAGCGGTAATATATAAAAAGAAAAAAGCAATTAAGGAAGAACGAAAAAAAAGATTGAGAGGTGTGCAAATATGAGTAAAACCATCTTAATAATGGGAGAAAGCGGAGCAGGAAAAACAACAGCCATGCGAAATTTAGATCCAAATACAACATTTTATATAGATTCTGATAAAAAGGGGCTAAATTGGAAAGGTTGGAAACAACAATATAATGCTGAAAATAAGAATTATATGGCAACAAGCAGAACAAAAGATATAAAGATTTTATTAAACAAGATTGATACCGAGCAAACTCAAATTGAAACAGTAATTATTGATACATTAAATGGAGTAATGATAGATGATGAGTTTGCAAGAATGAAAGAAAAAGGATTTGATAAGTGGCAAGATATGGCTTATAGCATATATGACATTATAAGCATGGCAAATACCTTACGTGATGATTTAACGATTATATTTGTTATGCACAGTCAAACCGAAAGAGATGATACAGGTTTCTATTTTACGAGAGCAAAAACCTCAGGAAAAAAATTAGATAAAGTAGTAGTGGAGAGCAAATTTTCAACTGTATTATTAGCTAAATGTATAGAGGGAAAATATATATTTGAAACAAAAAACAACAATAGTACAGTTAAAACTCCAATGGGTGCTTTTGAAGCTGACACAATAGAAAATGATGTAGTAAAAGTTTTAGAGGCATTAAAAGAATATTAAAAAGAAAGGAAAGGTAAATAAAATGGAAAAAATTAAAGGATATGAAGAAGCAAAAGCAATAACAGGAGAATATGAAAAATTAGAAGCAGGAGGATATATTTGTAAAATTATAAATGCCAAAGAAGAAAAATCAAAATCAGGGAAAAGAATGCTCGTATTAGCTTTAGATATTTTAGAAGGAGACAAAAAGGACTTCTTTAAAAAAAGGTTTGATGAAAATACCAGTCCAGATAAAAAATGGTCAGCAGGAGCAATTTACAGACAAATGCTAGAAGGAGAAAAAGCAACAGGATATTTAAAAGGCTTAATGACATCTTTAGAATCAAGTAACGAAGGTTTTAAATGGAATTGGGAGGAAAAGATGTTAATTGATTTAAAATGTGGAGCGATATTTGGAGAAGAAGAATACGAAAAAATGGATGGAAGTATTGGAACTTCAACAAAAGTTAAATTTATAAGAACCGTGAAAGCTATACAAGATGGAAATTATAAGATACCAGAATTAAAAAAGTTACCACAAAAAGGAGAGGCTTTTGAAGATTTTGTAAATTCTGTGACTTCTAATGATGATGAGTTGCCTTTCTAGGAGGGGAAAGTATGAATAAAATACAAGAAGTAAAACAAAGGGCTGATATAGTAAAAGTTGCTCAATATTTAGGAATTATGCTAAATAGATCTAATAAATGTAACTGTATTTGGCATAAAGAAAAAACAGCAAGTTTATCTTTTTCACAAGCAAAACAAATTTTCCATTGCTTCGGATGTGGAAAAAGTGGAGATTGTATCACATTAGTATCTAAGCTACTAAATATTAATGCTTATGAAAGTGCAAAATTATTAAATGAAGCATTTAGATTAGGAGTTAATTTTGAAAGAAAAAGCTCATCAAAATTTGAAATAAATAGACAAATACAAATACAAAAAGCAAAAGAAAGATTTTATGTGTGGCATAATAGAACATTACAATTATTATGTGATTATTTGCATAGTTTAAGTAAAATAGAAAGATTACAAAAACAAGAAATTATCGAATATTATATAGATTTATTAATTTTTGGAAACGAAGAAGATTGGCTATGGTTTAAGAAAACAGAAGAAGGGTGGTGCAAAGAAATTGAACGCAGAATTAGAACAAGAGATGTTGAAGAAAAATCCACCTGATATAGAAAAATTAGATAAAGAAAATATTTTAGAAGATGCTATATTTGATTACTTAATATCTTTGCCCAATTCTCCTGACAAAATAAGGATAATAGAGAAAATAAGAGAAAGGGCAAAGGAATTAAAAATTATACAAGCTTTCAATAGTATATTTAAACAAAAGAATCAAGAATACATACAATATTTGAAAGCCAAAGGTGGAAATATAATAAATTTTACAGATTGCCCAGTAAAAAATTTAAAGTGTGGTCAATGGAGTGCAGATGATACAGGAGTTTATAAAATTGATTATACATCAACAATGCAACCAATAAAAATAAAAGCTTGTCCACATCCTGTTTTACCAGTAGAAATCATAAATAATATAGATACTAATATTGAGAAAGTTAAGTTAGCTTTTTATAAAAGAAATCAATGGCAATCAGCAGTTGTAGAAAGAAAAATAATAGCAAGTAACACAGCTATTATTCAGCTAGCTAATAGGGGAATTGAGGTAAATTCAGAAAACGCAAAAAATTTAGTATTATATTTAGCAGATATGATAGAGTTAAACAATTTAAAGGTCGTAAATGGAATTACTCATTTAGGTTGGGTTAATAAAGATTTTGTTCCTTATACATCGAAATATGAATATGATGGAGACATCGCCTATAAAAATATATTTGAATCGGTTACTGAAAAAGGAGAATATGAAATATGGAAAAGAGAAGTAAATAAAATGAGAAATAATAGTAAAACATTAAGATTCTTAATGGCTTCGAGCTTTGCTAGTGTATTAGTGAAAATATTTCAGATTAATCCATTTATCGTACATGTTTGGGGAAAGTCAAGTAATGGAAAAACAGTTGCACAAATGATTTGTGCAAGTATTTGGGGAAATCCATCTAAAGGAAAATTATTATCTAGTTTAGATACAACAAAAGTAGCTTCTGAAAGGTTATGTAACTTTTTAAAAAATATACCTCTAATATTAGATGAATTACAAATAACTAAAACGAAATACAAAACTTATGATACTTTAATTTATGAATTAACAGAAGGAAAAGGAAGAGATAGAGGAACCGTAGATGGAGGATTGTCAGAAACAACAGAATGGGACAATATAGTAATTTTATCAGGCGAAGAGCCAATTACAAGTTCATCTTCTAAGGAAGGGGTAAAAAATAGAGTAATTGAAATAGAGGAAAATGAAACAATTGTAGAAAATGGAAATCAAATAGTAAATATAATGCTAAGTAACTATGGTTTTGCGGGAAAAGAATTTATTGAAATAATACAAAATAAAGAAAATTTATTTGATGAATATAATAGCATAGTGGAAAATTTAAAAAAAGAACAAAATTCACCAAAACAAATAAATAGTATAGCAATTGTATTACTTGCAGATAAAATTGTGTCAGAGACAATTTTTAAAGATAATCCAATTACTTTAGAAGAGGCAAAAGATTATTTTACGAAAGATGTTGATGAAGCAGATAGATATATAGATTTAATCATAGATATTGCTAATGCTAATATTAATAATTTTTATGATAGTAATAAAGATTTTACGCCATCTGGACAAGTATGGGGAGCATTAGAAAAAACGACAGATGGGAAAGGAACTATTATGTACTATCAGTTTATACCAACAAAATTGTATGAAATATTAGAAGACAACAATATAAATTGGAATGGAATAAAAAAGAAAATGGCTGATAAAGGTTATATTGATAAAGCTAAAAATGGAAAATATTCTTTTAATACAAGAATAAATAGAACACAACAAAGAGTTATAAGAATAAAAAATATTTATTTTGATACATAATTTGTTACACAAATTACACCTCGTTACACCAAAATTACACCATAAGGTGTAACAGATAAAAACTTAGAGTAGTAATAGTTATAGCATAAATAATATATATTGTTACACATAAATAATATTTTAATTATATTATATATAAAGTAAAGCTAATAAATTATTTATATATATAAAGGTATATTAAAAACAAAAAAAGGGTGTAACTGTGTAACAAATAAATATATCCTTAGAGCTATGAGAAGTTGAAAGTTACACACTAGGGGTAACAAATGTGTATAAAGTTACACAAAAAAAAGAAAAAATAATAATTTTAAGCAAAAATGGAATAGATGAACTTATTGAAAATAAAAGCAATTATAACTACCAGAGGAGTAAAAGTGAAATGGAAAAAGAATTAGAAGATATTAAGAATAATTTAACAAATTTTATAGAGAAATACAAATTGAAAACATTAAAAATCAATACAAAGATAGGGTATCATTCTAGGTTTGATGATAAAGATTCAGAGAGATGGATTTTAGAATATTATTCAACAGTAGAAAAGATTGATATTAATTTAACAAAATAGAAGGGAGATCAAATGTATAAATTAAAAAAATTATACAATGAAATTCTTCAACGATATTACAATGGTTGTAATTACATAGCGGAGCATATAGAAGAAGTGGACAAGTATTTACCAACTGTTTTGGATTTGCTAAATAAGCTAAACTCGATCATTAAAAAGATAGGAAATATGACAGACAAAGAAATATTGGAGGGCTTTAAAATTGAATAATAAAAGGCTAGGAAATAGTTTTGAAAAAGAAATGACAGAAATATTAAGCCAAAAAGGATATTGGGTAACAATGTTGACACCCAAACAGCATACTGGAAGTCAACCAGCTGATTTAATAGCAATAAAAAATAATAAACCAATACTAATTGATTGCAAAACTTGTAAAACAAAGTATTTTCAGATAAGTCGTATAGAACAAAATCAATGGTTAGCATATCAAAGATATAAGAAGTGTGGAAATACGGAGTATTATTTGGCAATCAAATATAAGGACGATATATACAGCATACCAATTGATACAATAAAAAGAAATACAAAAACCATAAATTTAGAAAAACAAGAGAAATGGATATAAAAGTCTTTAAAATCGATTTTAAACTCTTTTTAGATGTAAGACAATAAAATATCGAATAAGATATAAAAAAGATTTTAGATGTGGTTATGAAGAAAATAGGAATAAAAGAAAGGGAGGTGTAAAGGTGAAAATAATAGTATCGAATAAGATAATAATCCAAGAACCAGATGAAAAGATAAAAGAGTATGTTGAAAAGGAATTAGTAATACTAAACCCAGATTATCTAAGAAATGAAAGATTAGGCTATTCAAATTATAAAACACCAAAATATTTAGTGTTTTACGAAATTAATGGGAATGAATTGATTTTGCCGTTTGGTTGTTTATCGGATTTGTTTAGTAGGTATCCTTTAGAGATATTTGAGAATAGGATTGCATTAGGAGAACCGATTGCCTATAAAAGCAAAATAAAACTATTTGATTATCAAGAGAAGGTTTGTAAGAGAGCATTAGAAAGAAAA